CTCATCAAGGGCAGGCCTGTAAGGTTAGGTTCTTGTTTGAGGGTTGGACTGGTGACTCACAACAACTAAACCCATCAATAAGACCATTTGTCTTATCTGAATTTAACCAGTCAGAAGAGTTATACAAGCCAATAAGACCACAACAAGCAACCATTCAGTTCATAGGCAATAGCGTGAATACAATGGATGCGTTCTTTGCTAATAACGATAATGATATTGAGGTAAGGTTTGACTTTGGCTCATTCACAAATTATTGGGTAGGATATCTTTTGCAGGATAACTTCCAAGAGATTTGGCAAGACACAAATCACATTGTTACCCTCACTGCAACAGAGGGTATAGGCTTGCTTGAGTATGAGCAGTTTGGCAATGCAGGTGCAGAGGTGGTAGGTAGGCTTACAACCTATCAAGCGTTGCAATATTGCGTTCAGCCTACTCCGCTGACATTTACAGATGCAAGGATAATAAATAACCTTTTCCATAACTCAATGACAGCTACGGGAACGAATATCCCGTTAGATCAATGCTATATTGATGCGAGAAGCTTTCAGATAGAGGCAAGAGAGTTTGACAATAAAAAGGTTGCTCTTGAAAAGATAAATAGCTCATGGGCACAAACACTCTTCCAATGGAAGGGTGCGTACTTTTTGATAAGGATGGAGGAGCTGTACACTCCGGTGGCGAGCAACTTACGCCAGGTGACAATGTCTTCCACAAGGTCTGCGACCAATTTGAGGTATGATGTTAGCGTTGGAAAGCTGCAAGATGTTAAGCCTGTTGACTCTGAGATGATAAGATATATCAAGAGGAGGACTAAGCAGGATATAAATAAATTTAACTACGAGCTTTTTAATGAGGTAGTAGAGAACGAGAGTTTTACAAGGGGCACATTGGTTTCAAGCAACCCATCTACCAAATTAAAGGTTCTCGATTCATGGACTTACGAGACGGGTACATTCGCTTCTCCAACAACGCCAACGCCTCCAGCTGGCAACTATGGACTTGTAGAAAACTATTTTGATGGCTTGTTTGAGAATAGCTATGCCTATTTCTCAATACCTGCAACAACGGGAGCATTTTGGATAAAGTCTATACCATTCGATGTCAATAACCTTCAAACTCTTGACATACAATTTGAGGTATCTTACAATCCTTTCTTAGGCAATTTCCCTTCTGGCAAGGTAACCACATTCCCATGTTGGGTTTTTCTTGATGGTGTAACAGCTAATTACCAATTGCTCAATACGGGCAAGTGGGAACTTGTGGCGGGTAGTGTTCCAACAAAAGCAATAGAGCTTGAGTATGACAGCTCAAAAGAGCCTATTGCTGAGCAGTTTAATGCCATAAGCGTACAATCGGATAGAGTTCCAGATAATGGCAGCATAAGGTTTTATTTCTACGCACAAGGGCAGACCGGTATGGTTGGCAATGAGTTTAGGATAAAGAATTTTATATGTAAAGTTCTAAATCCTTATAGTGTTGATACTGAGAGAAGAAATATTACCGGCCAAAAGTTATACTATCAAAAGACAGACACGCTGCGTGTCGACTCTGAATATGATATATTTTTTGGTGATAACTTCTCCCAATCTCATAAGGGTACCATTTATGAGAGCAATGGCACAACCATAGCTGACAAGAAGTGGTATAGGTTAAGGTTTCCGACTGAGACAGTACCATTCAGAAAGCAATCGCTGATCTCTAGGTGGGAGAATAATAGATTTAATAGGAACAAGATAGATGTTGATCTTTACGGATTGTTATGGTCAAGTGGCACACAGCCTATTGGTTTGATGAATACGATAAGATTCACTGATGATGACCCTAATAAGGTTTACGCTATATTGAATCTGCGTGAGATAGACTTTGCGGCATCAAGATGGTCAGCAACGCTGCTTGAGGTTTATGATAGTGCTAAGGATGGCGGCACGGCTGCGACAAATACTTTTACGGCCAATAGAATAAACGGCACATATTCTGCAATATCTTATGTACCATTTACCCTCACGAGTCCTGCCGACTTCATAATTTCTCCATCATACATCATGTCTTATACTGGTGATGACACCATAACAGTAAACATAACTGCTTCTGTTGGAGGAAATATTATTACGGCACCAGACCCAAGCACGGTGTATTTGAGGTTGCAGAGAAACGGGACGGATATAAATACTGCTGCGATAAATGTTAGTGGATTACCAGAACCATTTAATGCAATATTGACTACAAGCTCAGTAACGCTTAATAGTGGCGATAACTTGGCTGTCTTTATTGATTCCGCAATAACATCTATTCAGATTTCAAGCGGGTCAATCACCTTTAGTTATGTCGATCCGGTTCCGTTCCTTTACGACCCTTATTTTGAAGAATATATAAGCAATTAATATGGCAGATGCAGTAAGAGCGGAAGGATTGGTTATAGCGGCTACGGATGCGAGCGGTAATGTTTATCCGTTTGCGTGTACGAAGGATGTGACGATGAGTATCAGCAGGGATTTCATTGAGCTTGCCCCAAAGACGAATAGTATTTTTAGAGAGTTTATAAAGAACAGGACAACGTATACGATAAGCGGTAATGGCTTGGTTAAGATAGTTGAAAGCAACACGCAACCCATCACATTCTTTGACTCATTTATTGAGGGTACTGACAGCGTAATTAGTGGCAGCACTAACAGTTTCGTTGGGTACATCGACATGATAGATGCCCAAAATAACTATAAATTGTATAAATTTGGGTGTATATTCCAAGACCTTACTTTGACTTCTGCGGTTGGCCAAAACGCCCAGTACTCGTTCACTTTGCAGGGGAATGGCCCCATTACTGAGCTGACTGTTGTGGATACATACACGGTCAGTTCTGGCACCATCCCAGGCAGGTCAACAAGTACGCATAAGTTGGTGGCGGTAGGGTATAGGGGCAAGTGGTATTACAACTACACGGTGAGTACGGGGCCGGTGATAAATCTTGGAACGAGTTTGAATGGAGTGAGTGTTGTGGCAGCTTATGTCGCTCTTTAAAAATAGAAATATGAAACAATTAGTTGACAACGTTAAGACAAGTTTATTTGGTGCTGTTGCAGGTCTTCCTGTTATTTGGGAAGGTGCAGAGGCTGGGGATTGGAAGATGATCCTTGCCGGACTTGGAATGTTTTTAGTAGGTTTATTTGCATCTGATGCTAAAAAGTAATTAGAGATGGAACAGGGTATTCTGGTGACAATCGTGATACAGTCAATTGTGTTTATCGGGGCATTGTCAAAGATGTTCACGGACATGAAAATTAAGCTTAGAGAGCTTGATCTTCGTGTCCGTACCCTAGAGAAGAAGGAAGACGAGATAGGCGAGAAGTTGACGAAGATATTTGATGCTTTGCAAGACATAAAATTAGAGCTAAAAGATAAAGCTGATAGACCATGAGTGAGTTTAATTTAAAAAATATCCGAAAGGGAGACACCTGGTCGATGGACTTGAAGTTCTGGTCTGATGACTGCAAGACAACTCCTATTGACGTATCATCATATAGCTTCAAGCTTGTGGCAAAGAATAGTGCGGGAGTGGTGCAGTGGACATGGAATAATGCGGACTTTGTTGCAGGAGCTACTACTAATGAGCGGATAGTGACGATAAGTGCGGTGACAACGGCAACGTATAATGTAGGCGAGTACAAATATGACTTGCAAGTAACAACAGCTTCATCTGTGATGACCTACTTGGTAGGTTATGTAAGGGTTGAAGACCAAATCACATCATAATGGTTATAGAGGTAACATTCGATACTACTGATGTATATATAAGTACTACGGTCAGTCCGGTGTACGTTAACGTGAGCTTTGAAGCTCCGTCTGGCGGTGGCGGTGCTGTATGGGGGGATATTACCGGTACACTATCGGATCAGACTGACCTTCAATCCGCTCTCGATGCTAAAGTACCCTACACAGGCGCAACTACTAACGTAAACCTTGGAGAATACGAGATTAAGGCAGGTCAGGTAACGCTTGACACTTCACCAACGGGAACGGCTGCGGTTGGTACAACACGTTGGAATGATACGACTGGTTTGACTGAAACAACGCTGAAGGGCGGTAACGTTATTTTGAAGAATGGCGTGGACTTGGTGGCAAGGGTGGTTAATAAGGTATCACCGAATACTACATTAACAAAAGCGGCATATCAAGCGGTTCGTGTTAGTGGTGCGCAAGGTCAGAGATTAGCGGTTGCACTTGCTCAGGCTAATAACGATGCGAATAGTGCGGATACTATTGGACTTGTTACGGAGACAATAGCGACCAATCAGGAAGGTTTTATAATGACCGTTGGACAGTTAGAGAATATCAATACCACGGGTAGCTTACAAAGCGAAACTTGGGCAGATGGTGATGTGCTTTATTTGTCACCAACCATTGCAGGAGCAATTACTAAAGTCAAACCAACGGGTAATGGGCATATAGTGGTTATTGGATACGTTGAGTACGCTCATGCAAACAATGGTAAGATTTATGTGAAGGTCATGAACGGGTGGGAATTGGATGAATTGCATGACGTTGCAATAGTAACTCCACTCAATAACGAGGCGTTAATCTACGAATCGGCTACGGCTTTATGGAAGAATAAATCAATCGCAACTGCATTAGGCTACACTCCTGCGAATAGTGCAACGACATTGACAATCAACGGAGTGACTTACGATTTGAGTACCTCACGGACTTGGTCAGTCGGTAGCGTAACGGGCAGCGGTGCGAGTGGGCAGGTTGCTTATTGGGATGGTACGACATCACAAGCTGGGAGTAATAATTTGTTTTGGAGAAATGTTGATGGGTATTTAGGATTGGGAACTACAAATCCTTTACAAAAGCTACATATAGTTGATGGTGCAATTCAATTAACAGATGCATATCCTATAAGATGGGGTACATCTAATTTGTTATACGGCAGCACAACGGGTTTAGATATTACAAATACATCTTTTGCTGTTAGGTTTAGATTTACAACTGGCGGTAATCTTTTAGTAAACACTACAACCGATGGCGGTCAACGCCTCCAAGTGCAAGGAACAACTTTACTAAACGGCAACGTAACCTTCAGTTCCGCTACGGGTATGACTTGGGATGCGACTAATAGTAGGCTTGGGATTGGTTTAAATAATCCTGCTCAAAAATTAGATATATTAGGTACAGACGTTTCTATAATAAAAATAAAAACATCAACTAATACAGGAGCAGCTATACTACAAGCCTTTAACGATGTAAACTCAAGTGCAAGTTTTGGTATTTTTGGTTCTACAAGAACACCAGTAGGTACTATTAATAGTGGTGATGGTTATATGTTTGCTGCAAATGATATAGCAATATCATCAAACGGCA